AAACTACCCTATACGTCCCCCTTCAATTTTGGTTTTGCTCCAACCCTGGTTTGGCTCTTCCTTTGATTGCCCTTCAGTATCACGAAATCAAGATTAATCTTGATCTTCGCCCTATTGATGAGTGCTTATGGGCTGTTACCACCCTTAACTGCTTGGACGCATCTGGATCTGTTACCCCCGGTAAGCCAGTCCCCGCTTCCATCGCATACAACCAGTCTTTGGTTGCTGCCTCCATCTATGTCGATTATGTCTTTTTGGATACCGATGAACGAAGACGTTTCGCACAGAACCCCCACGAATACCTCATCCAACAGCTTCAATTCACTGGTGATGAATCAGTCGGTTCGTCTTCCAACAAGATTAAGCTTAACTTCAACCACCCCTGTAAGGAACTTATCTGGGTCGTCCAACCCGATCAGAACGTGGATTACTGTTCTTCTCTTGTTTGTGACGCAATCCTTTACCGTGTTCTTGGAGCACAACCTTTCAACTATACTGACGCAATTGATGCTCTTCCCAATGCCATCCACTCTTTCGGAGGACCTGAGGCTACTATCGGACAGAATGGTTTCATCGATCCTTATGGACTTTTCCAGGACGCTGGTGCTTTAGATACCGATATGGAAGCTTTCTCTGGCTACTACTGGAGTGGTTCTGGTAACCCATACAACCAGCCCAACTTCGGAGGCCCTGCTATTCAATCCAACCTTCCCGATGGAACTCCTGTTTTATCCCAAATCCAGGACCACAACCAGAACTCCACTGTTTCTGATGCCGGAACTTTCGTTTTGACTGAGACCTCATTAGACATGCATTGTTGGGGACAGAACCCCGTTGTTGTTGCGAAATTACAGCTCAACGGCCAGGACCGCTTCTCTGAGCGTGAAGGAAGTTATTTCAACTACGTCCAACCTTACCAGGCTCACACCAGAACCCCCGATGAAGGTATCAACGTCTATTCTTTTGCCCTTCGCCCTGAGGAACACCAACCTTCTGGAACCTGTAACTTCTCTCGTATTGATAACGCAACTCTTCAATTGGTTCTTTCTAACGCTACTGTTGAAGGTACCAAGACTGCCAAGGTCCGCGTTTATGCTACCAACTACAATGTGTTGAGAATTATGTCGGGAATGGGTGGGTTAGCCTACAGCAATTAACCAAACGGTCGGGTGGGTGTTTTTATATGCGAGTTTTATATACAAATATACAAATATTAATATATTATAATAATATAATTTAAAAATGATTTATATTATTAATCATAGTGGGTTGTAAGATGATCGCGAATATGGAAACTATTACTAGACAACATTATTACCATTCTGCGGTTGAAGAAAAATATACTATATTGGAATTTATACCTGGTAAAATTGTTACGAGAGGAAAACAAACAAAAGACCAAATGAAAAATCCAATATGGAAAGTTTTAGATAAAGATGGTGTTGATTTTTATGTTATGTATTGTGAGACAGATACTTTGTGTAAATTGTGTAAATTAGGTTATGATAGGTTTACAGAATTTCAAAAAGGAGAGGGGATAAATTTAATATGGTATAATACATATTCTAATTATATACAGGCGATAGATGGTAAAACAAAAAAAATATATCATATTTCGAATATTGTTACAGGTGTAACAGAGAGAGTAAAATACATTGATGGAGATAAATATAATAATTTTGTTACAAATTTACGTATGTGTAATGTAAAATCAGTGCCGATAAAAAAAGATATAACTGCGATTCATCCGTATAACAGTTATATTGAAGAAAATTATAATGTTATTGAATATATTCCAGGACATTATACCGATGTAGGAAAGGGTTCATACGTAATGAAAAATCCAATTTGGAAAGTATTAATTGGTGATAAAATATACTATTTGTTGTATTGTGAAAATGATATATTATGTAAATTGTGTGAAGAAAGTTATCAGAAAGTAAAGGAGTTTGATTCGAATGTTGGTAAGGTTCATACATGGCATAAAACATATGGTGGAGTTCATACGTTTCATAGAATAGAAAAAACTTCATATTACATTCATCAAGTAATTATGGGTTGTAAAAAACATAGTGATAATTTAGAGAAAAAGCATCAATATATAAAACATATTGATGATGATTTGTTGAATAACTCTATGGAAAATTTAACATTAATGGGTGATAATCGAAAACAATCAAAAACTACAAAAATAATTGAAAATATAGTTGACTTTCAAGATACATCTGATATCACTATTTGCGATAATGAATGTTTACAAAACCGCGCTGCTATTGAAACAATGGAAGAATTGTTATTAGAGCCTAAAATAATTGCTGAAGATGTTATAATCCAAAAACCCGATGAAAATTATCATTATTATCATCCATATGTTATAAAAAATTATAATGTAATTGAATACATATCAGGACACGTGTATACTACTGGCAGAACAGCAAATATAATGAAAAATCCGATATGGAAAGTTTTAATAGATGAAAAAGAATATTATTTAATGTATTGTGAAACCGAAAGCCTTTGTAAATTATGCTGCGAAAGTTATAAAATTATAAAAAATTATCACTTGGATATTGGTAGAAATGTTACATGGTATAAAAGTTCCAATGGATATATTCAATCCCATAATTTTAAAAGTGATAAAACGTATTATATTCACCAAATTATTATGGATTGTAGTGGAAATGGTAGAGGAACTAAAAATATCAGCGTAGACCATATCGATAGAGACCGATTAAATAACACGTTGGAAAATTTAAGATTAGCAACTCGTGAAATACAACAACAAAATTCAAAGGGTAGTTTAGCTGGAACAAAACGAGAAAGAAAACATAATGCTATTGACCTTCCAATTGGAATCACCCAAGATATGATGCGTAAATATGTGGTTTATTATCACGAATGGTTAGACAAAGATAAAACAAGGGAACGTGAATTCTTTAAAGTAGAGAAACATCCTAAACTAACAGATATATGGTTTTCAAGTAAATCGAATAAAGTTTCCATTCAAGAAAAACTAAATCAAGCTAATAAAGTAGTTGATGATTTAGAAAATGATATTCAACCAATAAAAGAAGGTAGTAATGTTCCCAAATATGTATCACTTGGAATATCTAGAGGAAAACCACATTTAGTCTTTGAGAAACGTATGTCGGATGGAAAAAGATTAAATTTCAAAATGGTATTACCAGATGAATATGAATTATCCGAACAACTTTCTATATTTGACGAAAGGATATTAAAAAAATATGAAAAAACTAGAGAATCGTTATCAGAATAAAATATATTAACTTATGAAACCAATATATTCTTTTAACAGTGAATTACAATGTATAAATATTCAATATGAAGATAGGATATATTTCTTAGATTACCCCGACTTTTGTAAAATCCTAAATAATGATAAAAAATTCAAATTCGAACAATTTGAAGGTGAAGATTATCCATCTTTTTTATCTAACAAAAAAAGAATAAGTTATTTACAATTTATATTTGATGATAATATAAATTGTATATTCAGTTTTAAAAATAATAATTTGTATGATTTAAGACGTTCTAATGTATTCTATCGTTAAATATGTGATGATAATTGGGTTAAATGGTTTAAAATTTCGCATATAATATTAAAATATATAATAATGGACGATTTTGATTATGATACTGACAAATGCGATAAATTATCGTTATCACAAAATAATAACGATAATAATGATGAATATGTAATTAAGGCAAATGTGTGTAAAATATTATCAAAACAATTAAAATTACCCGAAATACATTATGATTATATGGGAGAATATGAACCTCCCAAAGAACACGGTTTAATAAATTCCGATGTTATTATACCACAATATTATTTTAACAACAAAGACCCATCAAAAATACTTAATATAAATTATTATGACATAATTAAAGATGATATTCGTAATTATAGAGTGTTAAAAAAATATCAATTAGAGTATATAAAAAATTTACCAAGTGAATATAAGGATGAGTTAATTGATATTTTTAACGATTGTTTGAGAATTATTAATGAATTCACAGATACACTAAATTAATTTCTTAGATTGTTTCAAAATCCAGATAATGATTTACCCAAATCATTTAATATAGGTTCTTCAATTGGAATGGTTTCCGGTATTGGTTTACCATATGTATGAGGATTTTTTGAAAATAATTTTATATTACACGGATAATGACAAGTAGCTCTTAATTCTTGGAATGCCTTTTGTTTTTTCTTTAAATTTGTCTTAGAACAAATGCTGCGAGGCATATAACACAAATAAATAACTGCTCTAAGATTTTGACTAATTCTTCTTTTATCTGCTTCAATTCCACAATGTATTGTGCGACTATCCCAAAATACCAAACTACCCTTGGGACATTTTATATTTTTTATTTCACATCCTCTTTCGGCATAAAACCTTCGTTGTTCTTTTGTTAATTTATACCAATTACTTTTTTTTGTAACATCATATGTATCTCTAAATTCGGAATGATATTTATTACTACTTTCCATAAAAGATAATGTTGAATCGTAATCATTAATATCCAATCCAGTAATAAAACTTTGAATACAATTAAATTCAGGGGTTGTAAAAGATTGGTCTGTGTGATAATTTGTATTTCCTCGAAACCATCCCCTTTTCGTTATTTCGGGAGGTAAATGAAAACTTAATCCATCAAATGAAACGAGTAATTCATTGACATCACAATTCCAAAAATAAGCGAATATTTCAACTATTTTAATATTTTGTCTTACATCCCAGGATGCTTGTATGTGACCTATACCCCAATGTTGTAATAACATAGAATGAGAAGGATATAATTTATAAAATTCATTCCACGTTTCTATGTTATTTCTATCTATAGGAATTTCCCAACTTTGAGTTATATGTTCTAAGAAATCCCATATTTTGTTAACCATTGTCTCACATTCAATATCATCTAAAACATTTGGTATAATAGCAACACCAAATGTTTCGATTGTCTCTCTTAAAGTTTCTTTAGAACAAATATATCTTTCAAATTCGTATGATGTTGTCATCCTGTAAAATTATCATAAATGTAATTAATAAAATGTAAATCATTTTTATTTGTATTTTCGTTATAAAACGACAAGAATGTTTGATATGATACCGTTTTCATATAATAATTATACCATTTATGATAACAATAAAATGATAGATGTTATGATTAATAAATTAGCAGAAACGTGATTAAAATTCTCAATATCTCCTTTATCATATTTTGTATTAAATAAGATATCCATTACATCAATTCCATAATTTGTATGACAATCAATATGATGATCTCGATGAACTGATGGGTGTATTATATTATAATTTATGTTATGTATTGTTGCGTACATAAAACACCACAATAATACAACCTTATAATTTATCAATTTTACAAATTCTACAAAAAGAATAAATGCTAATCCCTGAGTATAAATGTTTGTAATAAACTCATAAAAGATATTATATGTTTGTTTGTTTACATCCAAGTCGTGATGAGTTTCGCCGTGAAATTCATATATTTTTAAAAACATATCTACACCTTTATTGAAATATGGATTGCGTGTAAAAACATTATCGAAACTATTATATATCTTTCTTAAATCTACAGTATGAGCTATTACGTGCGTAAAATATCCCAAAATACCAATAAATATCCAACTAAATACACAAAGTATAAATTTGAAACTATAAAATGATTTATCACTTAACAAATACAAGCAATATATCAAAACAATATAATAAGGTATATTTTTTATAAAATGTTGATACAACATTGCCTTTGTATTTAAATTATCATTGATCGGCGTTTCATTATTATCTTTTTCTTCCATTTATCTAGTAATTATGGAATTTTATAAAATAAAAAAAACTACGAAAAAAAGGGGTAAAGAATATATAAATCATTTCATCCATACTTTTGACGCTTTCAACAATGGAAGATTATCTAAGAAAAGTATAGGTGAAATGATTAGGGCTATTCATTTTGTTACTCCAATAAATATAATTGTATTGTTATGTATTTCTCCTCAATATATTTGTAATTTAATTATGTTGTATATGTTATTTGTATTAACATCTTTTATAATATTTGATGGTTGTTTTTTAACTATTATAGAACAATACTATTGCGATGATAATTTTACAATAATAGATCCATCAATGGAATTATTAAATATCGAAAAAACAAATAGAAATAGATTTCTTATTTCTATTCCTATCGCATTTATTTATATAGCTATTACATTTATTATTTATGATTATCGTTTTATATTTCAAAATATCTGAAAGAAATTATTATTCTTAGGTTGTCTTCCTTTCTTCTTAGGTTGTTTCTTTTTTGTAACTGTAAATGATTTACGAGAAGGAGTTTTCTTTTTCGAGTATTCTACAATATTATCATTCAATTGTGAAATAACTTGTGATTTTGATTTTACACTATCTTTATCATCTTCATCATCATTGAAATCTTCCATAACCTTTTCATTATTATCCTTTTCATATTCATCACTATCACTATCACTACTACTACTACTGCTGCTGCTATTATCACTATCACTATCACTATCACTATCACTATCACTATCACTATCACTATCACTATCACTATCACTATCACTATCACTATCACTATCACTATCACTATTGCCTTCTATCACAATACTATTCGTTTTACTCGATGTTTTACGATTCGGATTATTACCCGGAGAATATTTCAAAAAATATTTTTCGTATTCCTTTGATTTTTTATCACCTTTCAATTCATTATATTTATTGTTTAGTTGTTGCCGTGATTCTTCTCGCGTGGTTTCGTGTCCTTCACAATCTGTAACAAATCGTTTTAATAAACCTTTTTGGGATAATTTGTTATGTTCTTGTATCTCAAAAAGAAATTGTGACATACATAATAATTTATATGGTTCATAATAGGATTTATATTTAGTGTTTACAGCATAATAAAATGCTAAATAGAAATGTAAAAGAGTGTCAATGCTACCAATATTTACCTGCTTACCATTTATTTGGATTTTGTTAAAGGCGTGACAATGTGTAGACTTGTAAATAACACATACAACTTTTCCATTTACTTTAACAACATAACTAGGTGGTATTAATTCACCATATTCTTCACGTTTAATTATAGAGACGTCAGAGTTACCAATAAAATTTAATTGTTCCTTGACATCTTTAGCAACATCTTTTGGGTTGGGTGATAATACATCAAAATGAGTAATGGTATCGAATGATTTATGAATATCCTTTTTCAGATAAGTTTGAAACAATGTGTTTACATACCCTCCAATAAAAATAACATTATTTTCAATTAACACATTACGAATCACTAAGAAGTTTGGTTTGCTTAATTCATTCATTCTTTTGTTTTTCTTAGTTCCTCTTGATGTTTTACATTTATCATAATGGAATGGATATGCCTTGTTTAATATTACCAATCTTTTATAAACCTTTTCCCAACGGTCAGGTTCAGATTGGGGTCGTGATAATTCACCATACATTGAAAATCTTAGTAAATTGACAGGAGAATAATGTAACCCATCCTTTGTAATACTTTCTCTTAACAACGTGTCTAACAATAAAGTATTCATATGTGTGACATCCAATACAGGTAAATAATTTACAAATACTTTATATGTTCCAATATGACTTCCGGATTTAGCCACTACATTTTTATATCCCTTTTCATAAAAGATATCGGCAATCTCTTTGACATTTTCAATTGGATTGTCGGAAAATACATCGTAATCAGGAACATCCACCTCTGTATTATAAAAACGTAGTTTAGGTGGTAATATATTATTTATAGCTGTTCCACCATAAATCATCATTTTATGACTTTTTATAAACTTTTCAATGATTTTGAATATATTTTTTACAACAGGAGATTGGGCTACTCTTTTAGAAAGGTTTTTTTCCGCCTTATCCATAGCATTCCTAAGAATATTTAATTGACAATCTTCAAAAGATAGTCCATCACAACTAGGTGAGTCTTCCTCTATATCTTCAGGTTCAATATCATAAATATCATCTACATTTTTAGTGCTACTTCGTTTTTTTTCACTACTCATATTATTATTTATAATTAGATATTTTATTTTATAAAGTAATAGACAATCCTCCTTGAACGCCAGTTGTTTTTGGTATAGGGTCAATTGGTTGATCTGTGCTTTGATATGTAGGTGGTGGGGTGGAACGTAACTCTTCTGGTTTTAATACAAAAGCATATTTCGCATCAGTAAAAAAAGAAATATCATTGGAGTTACCATATTGAAAACATATACCTGCCATTTGAACTCCTCCTGGATTTGTTTCAGATAATGGCACGCTAATTGGATATGGGTTAATTGATGGTGTATTATCAGGTAATACAATAGAAAGGGATGTTTTATTAAAATCAATTAATTGA